CGCCTACGAAGGATTAATTCAGAGAAAGATAAATCTAGAAAAGACCTACGGTGAAGAAACAAAAAGAATAGCTAGGGAAACAGATGATGCTGTTTTTGCCTCTAAATTACAATTAGCCAGTAGTATTGCAGATATAATGGAAGAATCATCTAGACTCGCCAAAGAAGGTTCTGACCTACAGAAAGCTCTTTCTTTAACAGCTATTGCAGCAAACACTTCAGTAAGTATGATTCAAGGATTTAGGTTAGCCCAGGAAGCATCTCAAGGTACTGGCCCAGCAGCCCCTTTTATAGCGGCAGCAACATATGCAGCTCAAGTAGCTACACTACTTTCAGCAGTAAACCAAGCAAAATCAATACTAAGCAGTGGAGATGTATCTGGAATAAGTTCTTCAGTTAATGTACAAGCACCAGCATTTAATGTGGTTGGAGCATCACCATTAGATTTGCTTATGGTAGATGTATCAAATAAATTAGATAAACCGATTCCCGCTTACATAACTGCAAAAGGAGCAATAGAAACTCTTGACGAATACTACAGAAATGTAAGAACAGGATCAAATAGTTAAAAATATGAGAATAGTAGAACTAGTTATTGACGAAGATGCAATGTTTTCTGGAATAGAAGCCATTAGCATTGTAGATAGACCTGCAATAGAAGAGAATTTCATTGCGCTGTCTAAAGAACACAAAGTAGAACTTCAAGAAGTTGATGCCGAGAAACGTATTTTGATGGGTGCTGCTTTAGTGCCAAACAAAAACATCTATCGTCAGAACGAAGATGAAGAATACTACATTTACTTCTCCGAAAATACGGTACGCAAAGCATCGGAACTTTTCTTAATGAGAGGCAATCAAAACAAATCAACCTTAGAACACGAAGCAGACCTTCACGGACTCTCTGTCGTTGAATCTTGGATTATTGAGGATGAAACCCACGATAAGTCGAGAAAGTACGGTATGGAGCTTCCTGTAGGTACGTGGATGGTATCTATGAAGGTAAACAACGATGAGGTTTGGGAAAACTACGTTAAGACGGGTAAAGTGAAAGGATTCTCTATTGAGGGCTACTTTACGGATAAACTAGAGATGTCTAGTGACTTTGTATCCGAACGAGAGGCAAAAGAAATACTAGAAGAGGTACTCAATGAGATGCGAGACAACCTACTTAAAATGGCTTCCTATGCTGACTATCCAGATGCTGTTTCAAACAACGCTAAAAGAGCCTTAGAATGGGCTGATAAGAATGGATGGGGTAGTTGTGGAACTGCTGTAGGAAAACGTAGAGCAAACCAATTGGCATCAAAACAGGCAATCACCGTATCTACTATCAAACGTATGCGTAGCTTCTTAGCTAGACACGCAGGAGACTTAAAGTCATCTAAATCTTATGGAGATGGATGTGGTAAATTAATGTACGATGCGTGGGGTGGTAAAGCAGGTTTACGTTGGGCAGAATCAAAACTAAATTCATTAGAACTAGCAGAAATAGACGAAGATGGAAAAGTCAATCCTTCAAAGAAAGCACCTAAGTCTGACACACCAAACAAATCGCCAAAAGGCAAAGGAAGTGCAAAAGGTAGTGCTAAGGGTAAAACAGGAGCTAAAGTCTCGGCACAGGATCGTAAGACGTTACAGAAGAAAGCTGATTCCTTCAATGAGCAGTACAAAGATAAGCTCGGCTATGGGGTTACTGTCGGTATGTTGGCAAGTGTTTATCAAAGGGGACTTGGTGCGTTCAATACGAGCCACTCGCCTGAAGTGAAGTCTGCTAAACAATGGGGACAGGCAAGAGTAAACGCCTTTATGTATTTAGTAAGAAAGGGTAAGCCGCAAAACCCTAAGTACACCACAGACTATGATTTGTTACCTAGTAAACACCCTAAATCACCTAAGAAATGAGAAAAAGAAGAAACTATACCTACAGTCGCTCTAGCCCTAAAGGAGGCTCTAGGGGATGCCAATGTCCAGATGGCACTTACTCATCTAAATGTTGTGACGGTAGCTTACAGGGACAGGGAATAGGAAGTATAACCAGAAGCAACTTCTTTCTATATACAGAAGAGGGAGAAATATTTATTCAAGAAAATAACCATAAAATATTCGTATAATGGCAGACAAAAAAATTAGCCAATTAACATCAGTAACATCAGCAAATATAACAGGCGCAGAGGATTTGCCTATTGTACAATCAGGAACTACTAAGAAAACATCATTAACAGATGTCCAGCATTATATTGTAAACCACCTAGAACCTACCACACTAACGGTAACTGATGGTGAAACTTACGACTTAGGTGCTGCTATTTATGATGAGTCAGAACTAATCATCCTCTCTTGGAGTGGTTCAAACGGAACAGCCACTTTAACCTTGCCAGATGTAACAGAAAGTAAAAACCTTAACCGTGCAAAGCGTTTTATAACTGATTCCACATTTAGTAATTCTACACACGCTAATCTCACGCCTTTTGGTTCACAAAATTTAGATGGTGATAATGATTCCTTTGATTTAAACAGAGCCTATGAAGGTATTAAGATATGGGGTAATGGTACGGAGTGGATTATAATCCAGAAAAAGGCATAAGTTAAAAATGCAACACAATATTTTTTAATCGTTAATTATATAAATTTTTAGTAAAATGAGCAAATCAACCGAAATTCTTAATGAGATCCTACAGAAGCTATCTCTTTTAGATGTAGATACTGAAGCGGTAAACGAAACAGAAGTTATCGCAGAAGAACTATCTATTGAAGAAGAAGAAGCTCCTGCTGTTGAGGAAGAAGCTCCTGCTGAAGAGGCATCTGAAGAATTATCTGAAGAGGTCGTTGAAGCGGAAGAAGAAACTCAACTTATGGAAGGGTACGTTACTGAAGAAGCGTTCGCATCTAAGATTGCAGAAATGGAAGCCAAAATGGCGGAAATGGCTGCTATGATGGACAACGAATTAGGTTATAAGACAAAAGCTGAAGAGCTGTCTTCTCAATTAGAGAAATTGTCTGAACAACCCGCTGCTGAAGCAATCAACCACACACCAGAAGCTGCAACCGAGAAAAAACCTGTGTACAACTTCGGAATGCAGAGACCACAAAGTACACTAGATCGAGTATTTAATCGCTTAACCAATAAATAAAAATGGCTACAACTACATCAATTACAACAACTTACGCTGGTGAGTTTGCAGGACAATATGTCGCTGCTGCTTTACTAGAAGCTAATACCCTTGCACAAGGTGGTATTACCGTAAAACCAAATGTAAAGTTCAAAGAAGTACTAAAGAAAGTATCTGTTGACGATATCGTTAAAGATGCATCTTGTGACTTCGATGCTACTTCTACAATCACTTTAACTGAAAAAATCCTATCTCCAGAAGAGCAGCAAGTAAACTTACAAATCTGTAAGAAAGACTTTGTATCTGACTGGGAAGCTATCCAAATGGGATATTCAGCTTATCACAATGTACCACCTAGCTTTGCAGACTTCTTATTAGGATATGTTGCTGCAAAAGTAGCAGAGCGTACTGAAAAGTCTATCTGGGCAGGTTCAACTGCAACTAACGGACAATTCGATGGATTCTCTACTTTATTAGCTGCTGATGCTGATCTTCCTGCTGGACAAGAAGTAGCGGGTACTACTATCACTTCTGCTAACGTAATTACTGAATTAGGAAAAATCGTTGATGCGATTCCTTCTTCTTTATACGGAGCTGAAGATTTATTTATCTATGTATCTCAAAACATCGCAAGAGCTTATGTTAGAGCTTTAGGAGGATTTGCTTCTATCACTCAACAAAACGCTGCTGCTGACGAGAATGTAGGTATCGCTTCTATCGGTGCTAATGGTGTTGGTGGACAAGGTACAATGCACTGGCAAGGTGGAGGTCTTTCTTTTGACGGAGTAAAAATCTTCGTAGCAAACGGATTGGCTGACAACGACGCTATCGCCACTACTAAATCTAACTTATTCTTCGGAACTGGACTAATCGCTGACCACAACGAAGTTAAATTGTTAGATATGGCTGACTTAGATGGTTCACAAAACGCTCGTATCGTTATGCGATTTACAGCAGGTGTACAGTACGCTTCTGTAGAGGACATCGTTACTTACGGAATCCCTAACTCTGCTAACTAAGAATAAGCAATAATCTTTGAATAAGGGTGGGTGAGCCGAGAGCCTACCTACCCTTTTTTCATATCAAAAACAAAAAAAAATATGTCTTGTAATTTAACTCGATCTCGTGCAGAAGCCTGTAAAGACACAGTTGCTGGTATCAAAAAAGTCTACTTTATAGATTTTGGAGGTATGGGAACTGTAACAACAGGAAGTAATGACGAGGTAACAAATATGACTGGTGACACTAACAATGCAATCACCTTACATACATACGAAGTGAAAGGTAATAACTCGTTTGAAACAACTATAAATTCTTCTAGGGAGAATGGTACTGTATTTTATGAGCAAACCCTAAACATCACTTTAAAGAAACTAACTAAAGAAGACCACAAAGA